TTAGCCGGCTGCGGTCAGCAGTGTGTCCGGCGGCGCTGACGCTGTTTCGCGCGGCAGCTCGATCACCTGCGCGACCGGCAAGTGCGGCTGCACCCACTGCGCCAGGTGCGCCGCCGACAGGTGCGCGTAGCGCTGCACCATCTCGAGCGTTTCCCACCCGCCCAGCTCCTTCAACACCTGTAACGGCGTGCCGCGCTGCACGTGCCAGCTCGCCCACGTGTGCCGCAGATCGTGCCAGCGGAAATCACGAATGCCGGCGCGCTTCAGTGCCTTGCGCCAGGCGGCCGTCACGGTCTGATACACCGGCCGGCCCTGGTACACGAACACGCTGTCGACGAACTCGGGCGCGCGCTTCTTCGCGCGCTGGCGCAGCAGGACCGCGATCGCCGTATCGGACAGCGGCACCGTGATCGCCTTCTTCGCCTTCGCCTGGTCCGGATGAATCCACGCGACGCGGCGCACGATGTCGACCTGCGACCATTGCAGCCCGGTCACGTTCGAGCGCCGCAGACCCGTCTCGAGGCTGAAGCGCGCCATGTCGGCCAAGTGCTCGGGCAGCTCGGCGAGCAACCGTTCGGCTTGCACGGGCGTCAGCCAGCGGATCCGCTTCTGCACGGTTTTCGCCAGCTTGGTCACCGGCGCGCGATCCAACCATTCCCATTCGACGGCTGCATTCAGCACGGCTTTCAGCACGCCGATCACGCGGCGAACCGTGCCGGCGCTCACGGTCTGGTCGGTGACGACGATGCCGCGCTTCGTGCGCACCACGCGCGGCTCGCGGCGCTTGGCGAGCGCGATCGCATCGATGCGGTCGCGGTCGATATCCGCCAGCGCGACGCCGGACAAGTGCCGATCGAGCCAGCGCAGGTGCGTCTTCGACGTTTCCAGGCTCGGCAGCCCTTCGCGATCGCCGACATAACGGACAACCGCGTCGTTCCAGGTGTAGCGCGGCTTGTGGCCGAGCTTCGCCTGGTTCCACAGCTCGACCTTCAGGCGGTCGTAGAACTCCTGGGCCTGCGCTTTGTTGCTGGTGCCAGTGCTGCCTTGTACGACCGGACCGCCACCAGGCGGGGTGAGGCGGTAATACCAGTTGGGACTGCTACTGCGTTTATAGAGCGACATTTTTTAACTTCCTCCTGCTGATCGCCCTGCACAACTCGCGGAATCCATTCTCCGGCGAGGTAGCGCTGCAGGGCAACTGTCGAAAACATCCAGCGCTTGCCGACCTTGCGGCCGGGCAGCTCGCCGGCCTTCGCTTTCAGGCGCACGGTTTCGGGATGGGCGCCGAGCAGGGCCGCCGCGCCGAGCAGGTCGACCGAGCTCGTCAAGGCCGCGCCTGTGTCGCGTGCGGGGGGAGCACACGCAGCGCAACTAGGGGATTGGGGGCTAACGCTGAATCTGCTCATAACTGATTGAATTCATTGGGTATTGCGTGCCCCCATTTGCCCCCAATGACGCGGGGAGCAGGTTTTGACTCGGGGCACAAAAAATAGGCAGCCGTCGCGAATGAGGGCAAAACGGGCATGACTCGGGGCAGCGCATTCGAGTCGATTTCTTGCCTCTCTTCGTATTCTTTCTTCTTCTTTATCAACAATTTAGAGAGAGAAGAGAAAGGGGCGACGGCGGCTAGCGCGAAAATTGGACTAAGGGCGAAATCCGCATGACTCGGGGCAAAATCACCATGACTCGGGGCGGCACTCGCTTCAAGAATCAATGACTTACGAGAGGACACCCCCGAAATCCCCGAGTTTTCTGCGCTGCGTGTGCGTTTCCGGCGGCAAAATGCGCCCGTGTGGCCCCCGCCCTTCTCGGCTCGCGCTGTTGCCCGGCCGTTTCGACTCGCGGGGGGTACGGGGGGAACCGGACAGCACGGCGGCCGCGTGACGACGCGCGCCAACTGCTGCGCGCATCGGCGCACGCACCGGAAACCCGAATACAGGGCCGCTACGCGGCCGGAGAGAATGAGGGAGGGGGTACGGCCGCACGGCGGCCGCATCGGCTGAGAGGGCGTCATGCTGCGGCCCCTTGCAGCGCATCGGTCGCCAGGTCTTCGCGGATGGACACGTGCAGGCCGAACGCGGCCAGGCGCTCGAGCGAGATCGGCGTGAGGTAGCGCACGCGGCGCGTGTAGATGCGGCGCTCGACTTCCTTGTCGCCGACGATGACGCCGGCGTGCTTGAGCTGCGCCTTGAACACGCGATCGGATTTCACGGGCAGGCCGTTCCACTTGTCGCGCAGCGCGCTCGTGTGGGCGATGTGGTCCATCACGTGCCCGGTGTTCAGCAGCAGGCAGAACTCGCCGTCGACGGTGTCGAACGTGTACGGATGCTTGTAATTGCCGCAGTCCATTTCCGACAGCGCGGTTTCCAGAATCCAGACCCATGGCTCGCGATCGGCGCTCGTCTCGGCGATGTGGCTGTTCATTTCGGCGAGCAGGTCGCGCGGGAAGTCGCCCTCGCTCGGGTCCATGCCGGCGAACTCGCACAGGTAGCGCCAGGCAAGCGCGACGGCCGCATAGTTGCCGGCCATGCGCTTCGCGCCGTCGTCTTCGCCGCTCGCGCGACAGTTGGCCAGCGCCCGGTCGCGCAGCGCCGCGTACTGGTCTGACACCGCGCGCTTGTCCAGGCCGGCGAGGAATTCGAGCCACTGCCGAACCGGGAAGCGCGGCAGGTCGTCGGGCATCAGCGGGCCGCGCTTGCCGGTCAGCGTCGTGCGCACGAGCTTGCCGAGCAAGCTGCGCACCGGCACGTCCTCGCCGGCCAGCATCACCGGCGCGCACAGCAGGTATTCGGTCATGTCGGTGCCGCGGCGCGTCACGGTGTACTGGTAGTTCTCCTGCAACAGCCCGACCGCCTTGTCGATCACGTCCTGCCGGCGCGCCGACAGCTCTTCCCATCCGACCGGGTGACTCGTGTGGCTGATGCTGGTGAGCAGGCGGAACTCGGTCTGCAGCGACTGCCCGGAGAACATCGTGAAGGCGAGCGAGCGTTCGAGCCGTTTGATCAGCGTCGACTTGCCGGCGCCCTTGTTCGCCTGGATCGTGATGTGCGGCCAGAAGCCGAGCAGCGCCTTCAGGTGGCCGCCGAGCGCCCACACGAGCGGGATCGTCGCGGCGTTCTGCTTGAACGTCGCCTGGTAGGCGGCGATCACGCGGCGCGCGTCGCCAATCGGGCCGCTCGGGAAGGTCAGGTTGTGATACGGGCACTGCTTGTCGGCTTCGGTGAAATAGCAGTCCGGGCCTTCGTTGACGATCAACCGGCCGTCGCGCCAGGCGAGGCCGACGAAGTTCGCGGCCTGGCGCGCGCCGAGGTCGGCGCCGCGCTCGAGGATGTTGACCATCCGCTTGAACGGCGCCGGCGCCCAGATCGGGCCGAACTTGCCCCACTGGTCGACGTTGTGCAGCTGGTCGTCGAGCATCACGCGGCGCACGAGCTGCGCGCCGTGGCGCGGCGCCTGCACCGACACGGCGAAATAGACGGTGGGCGCCTGGTCGGCGTCACCGGTCATCGTCGACGTCGCGCTCGCGACCGACACGCGGCTGATGCCGGCAATGCGGAAGCCGCACAGATCCGTCATCACGGGCGTCTCGACGCCGGATTCCTCGTTGCGGTCCATCTTCGTGATGTAGCTGGTGAAGTCCGGCCGCACGCGGAAGCGCCAGTACTGCGCGAAGTCGTGCGACGGCAGGAAGATGCGCGGCCGGCCGCGGCGCGTGCTGTCGCCGGCCAGGCCGGCAATCAGCCACGGTTCGAGCTGCTCGAGCGCGCGGGCCAGCTCGGCCGGGCCGCGCAGTTGCAGGTAGTCGTTGGCGTCGTTGATGGGCTTCTGCGTCGTCTCGCCGTCCGCGAGGTCCGCGAGCCAGCCGGCCTGGTCGACGAGCACGGCGCTGATGTTCAGCGCCGTCAGCCGTTCATAGAGCGCCCACGCGGCTTCGGGGCCGGGCCGGCGACCGGCGCGCGGATGGCCGTCGCCGAACGGTTCGTCGTTGTCCAGGCAGACCACGACCTGTTTGCCGCGCAGGAACGCGAAGTCGATGCCGTCGACGTTCGCCAGGCCGCGCAGCGCGAGCGCGGCCGCGCCAGGCATCGCGCAAGTATCGATCGACAGCGCGTTGATCGCGCTTTCGACGATGAACACGCGCTTCGCCTTGTCGAGCCGGCGAGGATCCGCGGTCCAGCCGTAGCCGGCCTTGTCGCCCTGGGTCTGCGTCTTGACCCCGCCGTTGAGCGCCGGATCGATGTAGCGCATGTCGACGGCAACGACGCGGCCGTCGCCCGGCGCGCGCACGATGAAGGCGGCGGCCGGCCCGGCGTGGCCGACTTCGCCGGCAGCGACCTTCGAACTGGTCCACGTGTTGAAGCCGAGCGAGCGCGCGGCGATCGCCGCGTCGATCGCGGCGGCAGCGATGCCGCGGCCGCCGAGGTAGTCGCGCACCTTGTCGCGTTCGGCGAAGCACCGATCGGCGATGTATTCGACGGTCGATTTCTCGCGGCGCTCGGCCGGCGCCGGCCGGTCGAGCGGAATGCCGTAGGCGTCGTGCAGGTAGCGCACGGCGTCGGCGACTGTGCCGCCGCGCGCATGGATCACCAGGTCGATGCACGAGCCGCCGACGTCGGCGCTGTGATCGCGCCAGCCGGTGCCGTGCTTCGGGTGGTTCACGTAGATCGACAGGGACGGGCTCTTGTCCTCGTGCTGCGGCGAGTGGTAGAGCGCTTTGTCGCCGCCGCGGCCGCGCTTCATGCCGAGGCGGTCGGCGAGGTCGTGCAGGTCGATGCGTTGTTTCAGTTCTTCGATCGAGGCCATCGTTATTGCTGTTGCTGATGATGCAGGGAGAGGGTGGCAGGGTTGCCGGGTGTCGCGGGGCTTTCGACGAGCGCGCGGAGCGCGCCGGCCGACGCGGGGAAGCCGAGCGCGAGCCGATCTGCGAGCAGGGCGACGAACAGCGCGAGCGTCGCGACGCGCTGCATGCCACCGGGCGTATGGTTGAAGCGCAGGCAGTCGGCGGCCGCCGCGATGGCGGCCGCGAGCGCGGTGTCTTGAGGGGTGGTCGTGTGCGTCATGCTGCGGCGCCTCCGAGGATGTCGTCATGGTTCTGCTGCAGGCGTTGAACGGCGTGCTGCAGCTCGTAGCGCGAGGCCGTCGCCTGCTCGAGGATTTCGCGCAGCCGGCGGCGGTTGCGGTCGACGTTCGACGTCGCGTTCGCGAGCGCGGCAGTGCGAGTCGCGCCGTGGCCGATCCGCATGCCTGATATCAGATGCGTGACGATCCACTTTTCGGGGTGGCCGTCGCGCACGTGCGGTTCGGCGTGGATGCCGAACGTGGCATCGGCGCTGTTCGGGACGACGACATGTTCGCCGGCGACGGTGCGCAGGCCGGCCGACGTCAGCAGTTCGTAGCGGATGGTGGATGCGTTTGTCATCGTGTTACCCCCGCGGCGGAACCGACCAAGCGAGCGCCGCGATCAGCACGACGAGTGCGCCGGCGGCGATTGCGAGCGACAGCATCGGGCCGAACCGAAGTTCGAACCGGCGCAGCGCACCGGCGGCCGTGAAGGCCAGGCCGGTGAACGAGAACGAGAGCATCAGCAGGACGCCGATGCCGAAAACGTAGGATTTCATGGTGCGAGTCCTCATCAGTGCGCCGGTGCCGGCGCGAGTGGGTCAGTCGTCGACGTCATTTGCGGCGCAGCGCTTCACGTCGAAGGCGCGCCGCGATCGGGCTTGCTCGCGGTCCTGCATCGCGCGCGCCGCGGACTCCACGACCAGGCGCACGGCGCGATGGCGCATCGACGTGTCGAAATCGCCGACCATGCGCAGGCGATGCCATGCCGCGCGCAGGTCGATGTCGGTGAGGGGCGCGCGCATCGGGTCAGTGCAGGACGATGGGCGTCAGGACGGGCATGCCGGCGTCGACGTCCCAGTGACAGCCGAGCACGTAGCCGAGTCGGCGCGCGGTGCCGACGAACACGAACGGATCCACATCGGCGCGCCACAGCGCGCGCAGGTATTCGCGGCGCTTGTCGAGCGACAGGCGGGCCGGGTCGAACGGCAACACGACGGCAACAGAAGCGAGGGTGGCCATACAGATCTCCTTTCTTCGGGCAAAAAAAGCCCCTCGCGCCTGGAAGGCACGATGCGAGGGGAAAACAGGGGAAGGGGTTTAGGCCGCTAGACGGGCAGCTCGAGCTGCTGCTCGAGGCGCTCGCGCACGTGTGGCGAGAGCGGCAGGTTTAGCGACAGGTTTGGCATCGCGGACGGCGACAGCGTGCGGGCGAACTCCATGTTCACGACGTACGTGTGGCCGCATTCGACGTTGTTGCACTGGAAGGTGACTTCCCGGAACGTCTGCGACATTTCGCGGCTGCTGCGCGCGGTCGCTCGGGTGCGGCAATGAGGGCAGCGGTTCAGGATTCGCATGTCGGCTTACTCCGGACGAGATACAGGGCGCGGCCGCGGCCGTTCATCTGCTTGGCGGTGCGGCGCAGGCGTCGCTTGGCGAGCCACTCGATCGTCGCTTCCAGGGAAGGCAGGCCGTGCAGCAGGCGCACGCGTTCCAGCACGTCGCGGTCGGCGTCCGAGAGGGCAATTTCCGTGCTGGTTTCGGGCATCGGTGGAGCTACTCATTGTTGGCGGTTCGGTGCCTTCGTTCAGGCGCCGGCGCGGTCCAGAATCGAGGTGTTGCGTTCGGCGAGCACGGCGGTTGCTTCGCGCATCACGATCTCGCGGATCAGCACGGCGAGCTGTTCGCCCTGGTAGTTCGCCAGGGCCGTGAGAACGGCCTGCTCGTAGTCGTCGAAGCGGACCGTGTGTTTGTGATTGCGAACGCGCTTTGGATCGGGGTACATGCGTGCTCCTCAATTCACGTGCGTGCGGAACGGGAACGCGGAGCAGGGAAGGCGCGCAGGCTGCTCGCGCCGATCCGGATGAGCTCGCGGGCCATGTTGGAAATCGAGCGATTGCGCTCGGCGGCAAGCTGTTCGAGCTCGTCGCGTTCGGCGGTCGAGAGGCGGACGTATACAGGTTTGTCCGACAGCGTGCCGCGCGGCGAACGGCGCGGGCCTTTGGCGGTGGTCATGGTCGGTATACTTTGGTGGTTAGCCTTGCGTTACGGTTAGGCTAGTGTAATGGCAACAAAAGTACACGTCAACTTAATGGGTACAAATGGAAACGGTAGGTAAGCGCCTGCGCGAAGAGAGACTGCGAATCGGTTTGAGCCAGGATGAGTTCGCGGCGATTGGCCGGCTCGGGCGAAAGTCTCTGTCGCTGTACGAGTCGGACGAAAGAGCACCCGATACCAGCTTCCTGTTGGCGCTGCGCACGATTGGTGTCGACATCGTGTATGTATTGACGGGAGAGCGCAGCGGACCTAGCGGTGAGACGGTCGAGCCGTTGGGAACCGATGCAGAGGAGGCGGAGCTCATTGCGACGTATCGGCAACTCAACGAAACCGGCAAGGCCACCCTGCGGTCGTTCATTGCCAGCGTTCTGAATCAGGCGATCATGCTCAAGACCGGCACGCCCCAGCGCGCGAAGCGCCTGCCGGAAAACCGTCGTGCTGCGCTCGATGAGCGCACCGCGGAGAACGTCCAGCGGGCGATGGCCGAGATTGAGCGCCTGAAGGCAGAGCGCGCAAAAAAATAGCGCTTGGCTTCGCCTGTGCTGACTTCACAATTTCTGATCTTTGTCGGCTACATCGAGCACTGTATATCCATACAGTATTAGGATAGCATTCTGTAAGACGGTGACGCCGACGGTGGACGAACTGGTGAGGCGAGTTCGCGCGCAACGGCTCCCGTTCGGTGATGGCATTAGTGGGAGATCAGAAAAATGCACGGCAATACGAACGATGAATCGATTGGTGCGATTGGGGCTGCGAACGGGGGCTTGGATACGCGCGGCATGATTGCGTTGGCCGCGCGGCCATGTGCAAACACGATGGACGGCGAACGCGAAGAGGCGTGCGCCGCTGTCGACAAGGCCATGCAGTCGCTCGGTCTCGCACTCGAGACCGTACTTAACGCAATGGCGAGCCTGGACGCGGCGCGCGCTGCGCTGAATCGCGCCGGTGACGTCGCGCGACGATCGCAGACAGCCCCGAACTAGACGTGAGGCCCCGTTGCGGGGCTCATATCGGCTGCCGCTTCGCAGCGGCATTCCGATGCGGCTATTTGCCGCCCTTCCTGAAATGCGAGCGGTGACGGTCGGTCGTCGGATCGTCCCGCACCTCAAGCTCCAGCGCTGTCGTAAATCCCCCGTCTCCGATCGTGTGCGTCGCCTTCTTCACGAGCCACGGTGTTTCGTCGATTTCCGGTTTGAAGCCCGAGACGACCACGGGCATTTCGGGGAACAGCTCCGGCCGGCCGAGCGCGAGTGTGTAGCTCATCGTCGCCTGGCTGCGCTGCGTGCGCGCATACTCGGCCTGAGCTGCAGCGCGTGCTTCGGCTTCGGTCGCGTAGTCTTCCGGCAGCACCTTCACATTTTTGTTGTTTTCGCCGCCGACGATGACGGACTTGCGCTTCGCTTTCCCGTTCGAATGGTAGTGCGCGCGAACGGCCGCGTAACTCTCGCGCTGGGAGATGTGGTAGCGATGCTGGTCGCCGCTCGCGCGCGTGATCGTCAGCACGTCGAGCGCCTTGCCACTGACCGTCTTGCCCGTGCCGATCGGCATGAACAGCAGCTTCGTATCCTTCACGTTCATCACGGCGTCGTAGCGCTTGGCTAGCCGCGTGAGGAACGACATGTCGGACTCGTGCGTCTGGTCGATGTGGTCGATGAGGATCTTCGCCAGCTTGTCTCCGACGGCGGGCGTCAGCTTGTGGCGGCCCGCGATCGTGCGCACGATCGCGCCGATCGTCTGCCGATGCCAGCTCTTCTCACGCCGCTCGTGCATCACATTCGTCATCGAGGCAGAGCGGGCGCGAATCGTGATGATGTCGGGCGCGCCGCTATGTTCCACCTCGTCGACGGTGAACGTCCCTTTGTCGACAAGCGGCTCGCCGGCCCATCCGATCGACAGCTTGATATTCGCGCCGCGTTTTGGAATGGCGAACGTGTTGCGCGAATCGTCGAGCACCAGGTCGAGCATGTCGGCCTCTTCCGCGCGTGACTCCGACAGCGACAGGCTGATGAGGCTCGGCGCGATCAGGCGCGATAGGTCGCGGCCGTCGAGGGACACGCGGTAATCTGCTTGCGGCTGTCGGCGCACGGCGCGCGCGGACAGTTCGTCTACGTTGCGTTCGCGCGTGCTCATTGGGTCGAATCCCCTTCGTCGGTTGCGTCTTGCGCTTCCAGCAGCGTGTCATCGTCGACGCGCTTCAACGTGAGATTGAATTCGATCCTGCGCGGGATACCTTCTTTCGTGTGGTACGTCTGCGTCTCGTTCAGGCTTTCGATCACGAATGCGCCGTAGACGTTGCCGACGCCATCGACGAGCACGTAGGCGTCGCCGGCATCGCCCATGCGGGCCAGCTCGTCGATTGACGCGGCTGAGCCGATGTCATTGTCTGGGGCGACCATGCCGTTGAGGGTGATCGTGTCGTCGCCGGCTCCGGTGAACTGGCTCGCGTCGCGGGCGCCAATGCGCGAACTGGTGCGATGCTTCCAGTTGCGCTGCCGTTGCAGCTCCCGGTAGGGGGCCGTCGCCAGGCTGAACACGAACTGGTCGAGCGACATCATCATGTGCGGGATACCTCCTGGTATGGTCAATCGGACAGGCGCGAGCCGAGTCGCGACTGTTTCGCGCGCTCGGCGCGCTCAAGCTCGGCGCGCACCATGCGGCCGATTTCCGCCGCGTCGACGCCTGCGGGCGGATGAACGTGAATGGTGATCGGGCCAGACGTGGCGGCCACGCCGGCAGCAGCGGGCGCGGCCGCGATCGGCGGGCGTCGGTCGATCGGCACGGAGGGCCGCACAAGCGGGACGGAAGCCGCCGGCCGCGCCAGCTCAACGCCTGCGGCGAGCGCGGGCGTGCCGAAGCCCGTTGTCGCAACGGTGGCGAGCGCCGCGGCCGCGCGCGCAACGCGGCCCTGTTCGCCTTCCATGCCGATTGCCGCGCCCTGGCTGACGAAGCCGCCCAGCTCGCCAAACACGCGCGACGGGCTATGAATGCCGAGCTTTTCCTTGAACCATCCGACCGTCGAGCTCGCGACGTTCGTAATCGCATCCTTCACGGCGCCGAGGCCGTTTGTGATGCCGACGACGAGCCCGTCGATCAGGTGGCCGCCGATCTCCGTGAAGCGCGTGCCGATGTTGCTGAACCAATCGCCGATGCCGCTGAACGACGATTTCACCCATTCGACGGTTGCATCCCACTTCGCCTTGATCCAGTCGCCGGCCGCGCCGAATGCGCCTTTGATCGTTTCCCACAGGGCGGCAAACTTCGGCCCCAGCGTGTCCCAGTTCTGCCAGACATAGAGCGCGGCCATCGCAAGCAAGCCGATGATCGCTAGGATCGGATTGGCCATCGCCAGCCGGCCGAGCATCATGAAGGCTTGACCGACTACCTTGAAACTGCCGACGAGACCGCCGCGCAACAACCCGGCAAGGCCCCCAAATACGCGAGAAAGGATGCCGCCCTGCATGCCGAGCGTCGACATACTGAACCGGAGAATCGCCATCGGGCCGAGCACGCCCGCGACCGCGATCGTCAGCGTGCCGGCGACGACGAGCAACCCGGCGAGCACCGCCAGCACAGTGATGATGATTTTCGCGGCCGTGCTGTGCTCTTTCATGAAGCCGACGACCTTTTCTGTCGCGCTCGCGGTCGCCTCCAGCGCCGCGTTGTACAGCGGCGACACCTTTTCGCCGATCTCGAGCTTCAGGTCCCGCAGCTGCGCGAGCGCGGCGATTTCGTGCCCCTGCGTCGTCTGCTGGCCTTTCGCATGCAGCGCGTCGATGCCGTCGGCGCCGGCGTTCAGGCGCTCGTTCTTGTGAATCTGGTCCCGCTGCATGTACATCGTCGAGAACAGGTTCGCCGCGGTGCGGTTGGTGAAGATCGTCGAGATCATGTCTTTCACCTTGTCCGGATCGGTGATGCCCTTCGCGGCGAGCTTCGGCAACAGGACCTTTTCGAGCCACTCGAGCGGCGATGCCTTCAGCATGTCGCCGCCCTTCAGCGCGCCCGGCTTGATCTGTTTGATCATCCCGATCTTGTTGTATTCGACCATCTTCGGATCGAGCAGGCCGAGCGACATCATCTGCTTCGCGGCGCGCACTGTGGTCTTGCCCTGGTAGACGTTGCTGTATGCCGACATCAGGCCCGTACCGACAGCGTGCCCGCCCATTTCCTGAATGAGCGGCTCCATCTGATAGTAGAACGCGTCTTTGCGCAACTGCTTGGCTGCGACGCCGCCCGTCTGGATGAAATTGCGCCACTCGTCGCCGCCGACCCGGCCGCCGGTCGCGGTCAGCACCTTTTGCACCATGTTCGCTTCATCCTTGAACGTCGCTTCGTTCTTCGTGCCGCCGCGCAGCTCGATCACCTTCAGCATGTTCATGAACTTCTCTTCGTTCGCGTGCGCGTCTTCGCCGCCGAACATGGCTTCGTTGGCGAATTTCATCTTCGAGAGCGTCGGCATCACCATCTGCGCGTGATGCTCGTCGGCGAAGATCGTCAACGAATCGCGCATCATGGTCAGATTGTCGGTGGTCGATACGCCGTACATCTTCATCGCGCGCGCGTATTTCACGGCGTCGGCCGTCGCGTGATCGCCCAGGCCCAGCGCCTTGATGCGCATCCCCTCGTTTTCGGCCTTCTTCGATTCGTCGAGCGTCTCGCGCAGGTCGCCGAGCACGTGCGCGCCCGTGCTCTTCGCTGCATAGCCGCCGATTGCCATGCTCGCGCCCACGCCCTGCATGGCCTGCATCTTCGTGCGCGCGGCCGCGACGCGCTTCTCGCGCTCGGCGAGCGCTTCGAGCTTGCGCGTCTGGTCGTTCATCGCCGAGCTCGTCGACGTGATGCTCGCGCGCAGTTCGCGCTCGTGCTGCGCAAGGTTGCGCGTGTTGACGCCTGCACTGGCGAGTTGATCGCGCAGCGTCCGGACGCGGGCGGACTGCTTTTCATGCTCGGTGGCGAGCCGCGACGCCGCCTGCTTCGCCTTCTCGAAATCCGCAATCATCTGGCGCGACGGCGGTCCGGACGCACGTAGCGATGCGGCCAGCTCGGCGACTCGCCCGCGCGCAGCATTGAGCTGAGAGGCGGTCGCAGCGAGCCCGCTGCGCATTTCCCGAAACTCGCCGATGCTCTTCTGCGTTTTCCCCATCTCCGCGAGCTCACGCCGGGTCTCTTTGAGCGACGCGGCCAGCCCCTTGTTGCCAGCCAACAGATTTTTGAGGGGCTTCGTCATGTTGTCGATCATGTCGAACATGACGCGCAGTTTCAGGGTGTTGTCCATCGTCGCTCGTTTCGTTCATTCAGCGCCGGCGCGCACGCGCGCCCGCTCGCGCCAGTCCATCAGCTCGGCCAGGCCGAAGGCGTCCATCGTTTCCGGCGTCCAACCGAACACCGTCGCAATGTCTGCCATCGACTCTTCTACGCGTTCAGGGAGGCCAGTTTCGATTTCACGGCCTTCGGCATCAAAAAACCGGCAAAGATGCCCCCCAGTTGCACGAGGTCGGCCGGGTCGATGTTGGCCACATCAGCTTCGGTCAACGTCGGCGAGCTGATGCGCGGCAGCACCTTCGAGAGCGCGGCAACGTCGAGGCTGACGAGGTCGGAGAGCGATACGCCGCGCAGTTCGCCCGATCGCGGTTTGCGCAGGGTGATCTTGTCGATCGTCTGGTTACCACGCTCGATCGGCGTATCGAGCGTGAGCGTGTTCGGATCGTCCTGCGCCGACGTGTCCGGCACATCGGTTGCGGCTACATCGGTAACGTCGTTGAGGTTGCGTTTCGTGCTCATGTTGGTCCTGTCGGATGAAGGTTGAATGGCAGTTGGCCGGCCGGGACGTCCGGCCGGATCGGGTGTTACAGACCCATCGCGGTGCGAAGCGCCGCATACAGGTCGTTTCCGTTGATCTTCTCGATCATGTTGATGAAGTCGATTTCGATAATGTCCTCACCGTTGACGGACAGCTTGTAGTAGCTGGCGACAGTCGTGACCTTGAACGCGGTGTCTTCCTTCGCTTTGGCCGAACCGAGTTCGATTTCGCTGTGCCGGCCCTTGATGATGATTTCGACGGCGTCGACGCTCGGCGAATCTTCGGACTGGTAGCCGCCGGCGAAACGCAGCAGCACGCCGTCGTGCTTCATCACACCGTACTGGCCGAGCACGGAGCGCATGAAGCCGCCGCAGGTCCATTCGAGCTGAATACCTTCCTGCCCGAAATCGATCTTGATCGGCCCGCCCATGCCGCCGCCCTGGTAATCCTCCATCTTGCGCGTGAGCTTCGGCAGCGTGACTTCGACAACCTGCCCGACGAAGTTCTCGCCGTTCTGGAACAGGTTGAATCCCTTCAGTTTGCGGGGCATACCCATGTGTGTAACTCCTGGTGTTGCCGGTCGTTACGCGTTCACGCGCGCAGCGAAATCGGCGAGATAACGATCGGTGATGCGCTGGCGCAGCATCAGGTTTTCGAGCGGCGGAACCGGCGTGTAGTCGTAGTCGAGATACGCCTTACCCGACTTCAGCACGTCGGTGGTGTTCGGCTCCGGGTCGTACCAGGACGAGCCGCCGATCAGATAGCCCTGCGACGTCCACTCACGGAACTTGCCGTTGATGGTCTCGATGATGTCGCGCGGCAGCGACGGATTCAGCGGCCCGTCGACGACGGGCATCTGAGCTTCGGCGATCGAATCGGCGATGACGTGCGCGGTGCGCGTGTAGTTCTCGAACGCGAACAGCGGATCGTCCGAGCACGTGCGCGAGCCCCAGAAACGGTAACCATTGCGATTCACGAGCGTCGTGACATCCTGCTCGTTCAGATAACCCGCATCGGTCGCCGGGTCCTGAAGATCCCACGACACATCCATGCTGATGCCCGTGACGCCGTTCACGCCGACGTTCGACAGGGTCTTGTGCCAGCCCGTGTCGTTGTCGATCTTCGCGCGCAGACCGGCGGCGTACGCGGTGGCTGGCACGACGATCGTCGAGCTCGTCACGTCGTCCCAGGCGAGGAAGTCCGGCCAGATCACCATGATTTCGCGCTGGCTGAACTGGCGGCGGTAGGCGGCCGCCTCTTCCTTCGTCTTGCAACCGCGTGCAGCGACGTAGGCGAACGCGCGCAACGACTGCGCGATCGTGCCGAACGCGGCCGCGACCGGCTGCGTGTCAAGGCCGGGCGCGGCGAGGATGCGCGGCTTGACGCCGAAGCGCGCCTGCGCCGTCAGCAACGCCTTCATGCCAGTGTATTTGCCATCGGCCGTGACGGTGCCGACCACGTTCGACGTCGTTTCGTCGGCGTTCGCGCCTTCCGCGACGCGCACGACGATCGTCACCGGCTTGGTTTGCCGGCCGATCCCGTCGAGCGTGCGATACAACGTGCCCTTCGTGCCGGCCTTGCCGAGCGCGGCTACAACATTGGTCAGCAGCACGGGCGTGTTCAGCGGGAATGCGGTCGCGTCGGCATCGTCGGCGGTGCAGACAACACCAACGACCGCGGTCGACACGGTGCGGATCGGGCGCGTGCCTTCATTGATTTCGATGACGCGTACGCCGTGGTGGTAATCCTGTGGCATGTGCAGCTCCTATATGTAAGCAGGTGAGAGGAAACGGGAGCACGAAGCGGGCGATCAGGACGCCGCGTCCGTTGGTGCCGCGCGATCTGGCGCGGCGGGTTCCGGCGTGTGCTGTGCGACGTATGGCGCGGGCTCATCGGGCCACACGACGTCCGGAAACGTGGCTTGCTCGATCGCGCGCACGAGCGCCATCTGATATGCCGACCATGCTTTGAAGTAGTAGATTTCCTCGTCGTTAAGCAGGCCGGCTGCGATCGCGTCGGCCTTGCCGGTGTTTTTTGTGCGCGCGAGTGCGAGTCGGCGCTCAAATTCCGCCATCGTCGCGGCGTGCTTCTCGGCCGCAACAGCCGCCGGATCGAGCACCCATTCACCATCGCCCCAAATGTGTTTGTCCGAGGGGCGGGGCGTCTCGGTGAGACCGCTTTCTTCCGGTGTGACGCCGGCGATCAGGATCTCGGCCGGCTCGCCGTTGTCGCGGCGATAAAGGATCCGGCCGCGCCAGTCGGGCCGCAGTGTCCATGCGCCATCGATGTAAAACGGCCACGTCAGCGACTCGCGCGTGGGCAGCGCGTCGGTCGTCGAAAAGGCGGGAATCAGCCAGCGGCCCGGATTGCGCGGATCTTCGTCAGCGAGCCGACTCGCGATGTATTGGCCGGTGAGGTTGTCGTATTGATGAATGAGCATGGTTGTTCCCTCGAAGTCAGTAAGCGCGGATCATTGCCAGAAGCGCGAGGCTTCGCACACGTACTTCATGGCCACCGTCCGGGTTGATCGTGATCGCATGCGCGTGCGCGCCGGCCGCGCCAATGCCGACGTTGTGGCCGTGATTGCCGTTCGCGTCGGTGCGTCCGCGCCAACCGCCGCCAGCGTCCGATGCCTCTGCGCCGTCCGAGCCGTTCGCCGTGCCGGAATTGAACGCGTGATTCCAGCGGTCGCCGTGGTCGTGCCAGCCCTGCACATCGGTCCATGCGCTGTGTACGTGATCGCCGACCGATGACGAACCCGCGCCGTGCGCATGCGAGCGGTTCTGACTGTCTTGCCATGAGCCGATGCCGCGTCCCGCATCGACGCCCCGGCCGTCGTCCCAGAAGCGCATGTATTCGCCGCGCACTTCCGGGATGCGGAAGTTCGTCGAGCCGTTGCCGGTCGAGAAGCAACCGAAATTGCCCGCGCCCCATTGCGCGTCGGTGACGAGCGCGCCGCTGGCCTGCGCATACGCCCACAGCAGCGGGTAGTCGGCGCGGTTCAGGACCGCGCCATTGAGCTTCAGAAAGCCGGCGCGGGCGTTCGTGCGCGCCTCAATGACGATTTGACCGACGAGGGCAGTCGCGACCGTCGCGATGACCCATTCAGTGGTGGCGACTTTCTTCGAGCTGTCGCCAGTCGCCGGTGTCTGTGCTGTGACCAGTCCGCCGACGTCGAGCGCCCCACGCATCCCCGCATTGCCAGTGCGCACGTCGAACCAATGCGAGAACTCGGTCTTCGGCACGGCCATGCCGTCGATGTTCGGCCCGAAGCCGATACCGAACCATGAGCGCAGCGCGACGTTATTGGTCGTCGACGAGGCACTGTCGCCGTTGCCCGGACCGAGGCTCGCACCGGTACCGCCCGGCGCCGAGGCGAGGCGAAAGACGTCCGTCGTGCTGACGCGGCCCGTGAAATCGGCGCCCGAGAGGCTCGCCTTCGCGTCGAGGCACGGTTTCAGCGTGGCCGGCGTCACGGCGCGCGCGGCGTCGGTGCCGGTGTCGACTTCGGCCTGCGTTGCCAGCTCGATTACGCCTTGGCGGTCGGTTGTCGCCGGCGGATTCAGGAATGACGCGTCGCCGAACACGAGCTGCGTCGCGTCGATCGTCGCGAACTGCATGTCGGCCGACAGCAGCAGCAACGCCGCCGGCGACTTCTCCATGATCGGCGTTGACTGGCAATAGACGGCCAGCAGCACGCCGTTTTCGAGGTACAGGCCGAACCCGTACAGCGTGTACTGGTCCGCCGTGTCGTCTTTCAGCGTCGCATGGATCGTGTCCGGCGCGATGTTGGCGCCGCCGAACGTCGTGATCCGCTTCAGCTCGTTCGGCAGCTTCGTCAGCCCCTTGTCCGCGACGAAGGGCGACGAGGCGAGACCGATTTCCACGACCTTGTGCGCGTTGGTGCCATCGTTGCCAGGCGCGACGAGCGCGGCGCGCCCCGCGTCGGTGACAGTAATGAGTGTTCCCATAAACGGTTACTGTTCGGTGAGGTTGAGGCGACGATAGACGGCCACGCGTGCGGCGGCGCCAATCCGTTGCCGGGCCTGCATCGCGAAGCCCTGCGTGAACGTGTAGTGCGCACGCACGGGCTTGGTCCGGTCAATCTCCGCGAGGATGTCGGCGATGTATTCCGCGGTCGGTGGCTCGCCTTCCTGGCCGCTGACCGTCATGACGATGTCGAACGTGCCCGGCCGGCCCGGCGGCTCCTGCTGGAACCACTCACGCAGCACGATGTTGCCGCCGAAGGTCGCCACGACTTCACGCACGGCCGCGGCGGTGCCCTTGCGCCGCGCGATCGGAATCGCCTGCTTCACGCGGGCGCGTTTCACGTGCTCGGGCCAGTATGCTTTCCACGTGTCCACGCCCAAGTGCCACGCGAGCCAGGGCAGCAGGTTGAGCCGAATCGCGTCCGGGTCCATGAGCGTGGCGAGCGGCGTCGGAATGTCGTTGATCCGGGCGCCGAGCGCGGCAAGGTTGCGCTCCAACCTGGTCGCGTTCGGTGGGAGCAGGTTACTCATTGCTGTACACCCCGCCGTCGATCAATTCGATTCCCGTGCAGTACGGCGCCTGTTGCTTGGTCGCCGGGATGCCGGCGGCCGGGCTTTCCAGGATCACCTTCTGCACGCCCGCGGCACGGGCGGCCGCATAGAGGCCGTCCAGCGTGACTTCCATACCGAGACGGTGCATGTCGTCCGTGTACTTCTTCATTGCCTTGTTGGCTTCGGCGAGCGCGACGGCGCGATCGGGGCCGGCGAAAAACACCAGGCGCGCACGCACGGCGTAGCGCAGGATTTCGGCGCCCTGTACCGTCACCTTGTCGGTGAGCGGCCGCACGCCGTCCGCCTGTAGTGCGGCCGTCACCGTGTCGATCAGCGCCTGGTCGGCCGTGCCGTCGCCATCGCGCGCCAGCACCGTGACGAGCACTTCGCACGGGGCCGGGCTCGTCGCCGAAGCGTCGAGCACGCGGCCGTCGGCGTTGCGCGCGTGCGAGATGTACGCGCCTTCGGGGCCGGCGACGGAAAAGCTCTGCGGCGCGAGCTGCGTACGGGCACGCAGATCAGTGTTGCCTTCCATGACGGCAGCGACGTCGTTTTCCGGGTCGGCCGGCGTGATCGTCAAGCGCTCGATGCCGAACAACGCGGCGAGGTGATCGAGGTCGCCATCGACCGCGTAGGCGAGCATGACCGCGCGCGCAGCGTCGTTCACGCGCTGACGCAGCACGACTTCGCGATAGGCCAGCACCTGAAGCAACCGCACGATGGGTTCCGATTCGAGCTTGAGCGTCGCGGCAATTTCCGCCTGTTCGTCTTGCGGGTACAGCGCAACGAACGTCGCCTTCAACGCGGCGAGCAGCGTTTCGAAATCGATCGTTTCGACGATGTCGGGCGATGGAAGCTGAGAGAGGTCGATCGGCGTCGCGCTCATGCCGGGCTCCCGTTCGTGACCGGGACGCGCGTCGACACGGCCGTGCTGGCTTCGGTCGTCCAACCCTCAATGTCGAGGTACAGCGCGCCGTCAGCGGCGTTGGCGTCGTCTTGCGTCAGCAGCACGCGCGTGAGCGTCAGGCGCGGTTCCCAGCGCATGAGGGCAGTCGCAACCGCCGCGTACAGACGTGTGCGCACGGCGCCGTTGACCGGCGCATCGATCAGGTCGGTTAGCTCCGAGCCGAAGGTGCGGCGCTTGATGCACGATGCGAGCGGTGTCGATACGATCTTACCGATCGACTGGTAGAGGTGATCCAGGCCGGCAATGGAGCGGCCGGTGGTCGCGTTCATGCCCTTCATGCCGCCCCTTTCACCGGTTTGCTCGTCAGTGCGTTCGCGCCCTGCGCCATGTGCGGGTGGTTCGCGACGCTGACGCCCGCGGCCGTCACGTCCTGCGAGAACTGTGCGCCGCCGTCAATCTGCATCGTGGCGCCGCCTTTGCCGCCCTTGCCCGTCATGCCGGATTCGAACGACAGCGGCCCCTTCACCGTCAGCGACTTCGTAACGGTCGCATCACCGTCGAGCAGGATGCTGTCGGCCTGTACGGTCGCATCCTTCGTCTGTACCGTGACCGATCCTGGCGCGACGATGAGCACGGTCGCGCCGGCGGGCAACTCGGCCTTCAGCGCGTGCGCCGCGTGGTCGTATTCAACGACCGCGCCGTCGGCATAGATGCGGGTGTGCGTGTCCGGGCTCGAGCTCGGCGCCGGCGCGGCATCCGAATAGACGCCGCGCAGCGCGACGCCCTGCACCGGATCGCCCATCGGGCAGAGCAGCACGACCTGTTCGCCCTTCGTCGGCGGCAGCCAGTCGCGCGTGGTGCCCGCGGCCAATGCGAGCCAGGGAATCCAGTTTGTTTGCAGGCCGTCGCCGTTCTCGTCCGGGTCGCCGACCGAGACACGGCACAACCCTTTCGCGTGGTCGATGTCGAGAATCGATCCCTTGCGAACCGCGTTGCGTGCCTGGCGTTGAATTTCGTTTGCGTCCATGCAGCCATGTTGCCGACCGCACGCGCGCGACGCGAGCGAATACCTTTGTCGTGCCCGCGAGCACAACACGCTCGCGGCGCGCTCGCGCGAACGCGCGTCGACAATCGCAGATCGACACACGTAACAACGCGTGCGGCACGCACCGCATGCACTTTTCTCGATTCACGCGACCATGACAAATCTACCGGCCGACACCGCGCCCGCGACAGACATTTCCCCCATGCTCAACCGCTTGCATGACGTCGACGCGCTGACGCTCGCGCGCACATTGCCCGATCGATCCATCGACCTGGTGTTCACCGATCCGCCGTATGCGTCGGGCGGCCTGCATCTGTCGGCGCGATCGCAGGCGCCCAGCCGCAAATACATCCATAGCGACACGAAGGCGGTCTACGAGGATTTCGAGGGGGACAACATGGATCAGCGCGCCTGGGCATTCTGGTGCCACGCCTGGCTGACGGAATGCCGGCGTGCGCTGAAGCCTGGCGGGCTGCTCGCATGCTTCATCGACTGGCGCCAGCTCGCGACGCTGACGGACGTCGTCCAGGCGGCCGGGCTGACGTTTCGCGGGATCGCCGTGTGGGACAAGACGCCCGGCCGCACACGGCCGCGCCGTGGCGGTTTCGCGCAGCAAGCTGAATTCATCGTGTGGGCGAGCCGCGGCGCGATAGCCGAGCGCGAGGTGTACCTGCCGGGCGTGTTCCAGGCGCGGCTGACCTACCCGAAGCGACATGTGACGGAGAAGCCTGTCGAGGTCGCGCGCGAGGTGGTGCGGCTCGCGCCGGAAGCTGGGGTGGTGTGCGACCTGTTCGCCGGATCGGGAACGTTCCTGGTCGCGGCGCGCGAGGCTGGCCTGCAGTGGGTCGGCTGCGAGACGAACCCGCACTATCACGCGCTGGCATTGTCGCGGCTCGGCGCGGAGCCCGCGGCGACGGCGGCGCCCGACGATTCACTCCTGCAGGTGGCGTAACAGGCGATCGCGCACGCGCTCGCGATCCGCGTCGGATAGACCGAGCAACACACGCACGGGATAGCGGTATTCCGGCCCGCCTGGGGCGACCGGCGCTTTCTCGCCGAACTGATGGACGCGTGCCAGGCGTGCGACGCGCCCAGCGAAGCCAATCGCCAGCTCGCGATCGGTGGTTTCCACCTTCAGCCAGCGCGCCGTGCGCAGCTTCATGAACATCGCGGTGCGCTTCAGGCGCCCGCGCTTGTCGCGTAGCTTCTTGCCGACCGCTTTTGCCTTGCGCGGCTCGAACGCACTGTCGTCGGGATTTTTCTGTGCCGCGATGCGGGCCTGCTGGCTGCGGCGCAGATCGCGCGCGATTTCGCGCATCGCTGCGCGGCGCCCGGCAGGCGACAGCTGAGAGAGCAGGGCGCCCGCCCATTTTTCGACGGCGCTCAGCTCATTCATGGTTGCGCGACCCACGTCATCGACCCGTTGGCGTCGACCTGCGAATCGTCGACGTGTGTGATGACCCGCTTGCCGTCCGGACCGGTCGAGACTACAACGCTTTCCGTCAACAGCAGCTTGATCGATAGATCGGCTGTCTCATTGTTGAGCACGTCCACTTCGAACGTGATGCCGTGTTCCCGCTCGCGCGGGTTCGTGACCAGATCGGGCTGATTTGCACGCACCCATTCGACGAGCGCGACAAACACCGTGTCCGAGTCGCCCGCGAAATCCATCACGAGCGCATGCAGCGTGTACCGATATTCGAACGAAAGTGACAGGGTGCCGGTCGCGGCGATCGAACCCTCATCGATGAACACAGCCAGCTTGTCGGGCTCGGTCTCGAGCGACGGGATCGCGGCGACCAGGGCGCGCCGTAGGCTTGCGGGCTTAATCATGCGTGTCTCCCACGAGGGCGGGCGGGTGCGTTCCGGCTTGGCACGTCATGACCATGTCGACTTTGGCCGCGCACGTCGCCCAAGCTGCTTTCGCGACCGTCAGCGCGGCGTCGAGGTCACCGTTGGTGCGAGGCGCCATCGCCGGCAGCGCGCACCGGCTCACCGCCTGGCACATGTTCAACGTAATCGTCGGCGCCGGTAAGAGCGGGGCTTGCTTGCAGGCGCACAACGTCAGCAGGCAAAGGAGTGCCAGCCCAGGCGCGCAGCGCGGCGTTTTCATCGGTCAATCTCCGGTTTTCCAGTTGAACGGCGTTCAGCTTCGAGGCGATCGCACCCTGCGTGCGGTCGAGCTGTGCCTGCTGTTTGGCCTTGGTTTCGGCGTCCAGGCGCATCTGTTCGATCGTGCCGTCGCGCTCGGCGATGCCCTGGCGAGCATCGTCGCGCTGCTGTTCGGCGGCCGCCAGCTCGGCGCGCAACGCGCGCACGTAGAACGTGCCGGCAACGAGTGCGGCGAGCACGAGGCAGGCTGCGGCCAGCTTCGCGGCGAACCCATTCATGCGGCCGCCTGGTCGAGCGGGGCCGGCTGCGTATCGCGCGCGGCGTACCGATCGTAGGCGCGCGCCAACTTCGCGTCGTACAGGTTCGCCGCGTAGTCCGGGCCGTTGTAGCCCTTCGCGAAGGCCGCCCACTTCCGACCCTTGAGCGCCGCAACCAGCGCCGGGTCGGCCATGACATACCGCACGAAGGCGTCGAGCTGGTCGGCTTCGCCGTTTTCCATGCGCGCGACGAAATCGTCGACGCTCGCGTAGCCCAGGCGCTCCCAGTGGTAGCCCATCACCTGAAACGCGCCCCAGCTCGCCGACTCCCATGCGGTGCCGGCGTCGATGAGTTCGGCTGCGGCAAGCCGCCCGTACTCGGCGGCGCCGCCCTGGTAGCCGCCACGGGACTGCGCGAGGATGTTCTGGTTCTTCGCGGCGAAGGGCGCGGGATCGATGCCGCGCGCGGCCAAGCGCTTCCAGAAGATATGCCGCTCGAAGAGGATCACGGGACGCCCGTCGGGAAGAAAGCCGGCGCCGCGTGATTCGACTTCGTTCACGGCACGCACACATGCGAGCGGGGCATCGAGCGTTTGCGCCGCGCGCTCCAGGTCGGCGAGCGTCAGGTGCCGGGGATCACATCGGCCGGTGGCGAGCGCTGCGTAGGTCTTCGGGCCGGCGATCCCGTCATCGACGAGCCCGACATTGCGCTGGAACGCGGCGACGGCGGCTTCGGTCGCGTCGTCGTACAGGTGTGTCACGTCAAGCGTCAAGCCGGCGCGCACGAGGCGGCGCTGCAGCAGGCCGATGTCGTCGCCGTGGTCGCCGAGGCGATGGGTTTTCATGGTTCATTCACTCCGCAGGAGGCGCGCGACGTTGCCGCGCGCGCCGTACACAAACAGGGCCAGCAGGATCGCCGCGGCCGCCTGAAAGAAGCCGACCTGTTCGGCGTGCAGGGCCAGCTCGATCGACGAGCCGCCCATGACGGCGACAAGCGCCCAGGCGAGCCACGACACGTGGTGACGGTGCCGCGCGCCGTTGCGCCGGTAGGTCAGCACGCGGGCGAGGGTCGCGAGGTGCGCGGCGAGCGCGATCAAAGCGAACGGGATATGCATGTCACTCTCCCTTGCGGAACAGTGAGAGCAGATCGAAGCTCTTCACACGGTCGATCAGTTGCAGTGTCACGGTGATGACGAGCGCGGCCGCGAAGAACGCCGCGACGCCGGTCGAATGGATCGGCGTCGCGCTGACGATTTCGGGCGCGGCGAGATAGCCCATCACGAGCGAAATCAGCATGTAGGCGGCACGCCGGCCGATGCCGATGTCTTTCGAGGTAACGACGACGAGCGCCGCGCCCGTGAATGCGCCAATCAGTGCATTTCCGTCGATGCCGGGCGCGAGGCCCGCGATCCCGATCGCGGCCGACAGCGCCGCCGCGGTAGTAGTGTTCGGTTCGGCCATTCAGGCGGCTCCTGAGTCAGTCAAACAGTTGCAACAGCGGTTTCGTACTCGCCACGGTGGTGAGTGGCGGGAGATGGACGGGCGTGCCGACCGGCAGCACGACGCCCAGGTCAGCGAGGCCGGCGTTCGCCTCCAGCACGGCTTCGACGGTGCCGTCGGTTCGGCCGTAGTGCCGCCAGCACAGCGAGTCGACCGTATCGCCCTGGAGCGTTCGCACGATCATCGTTCGGCCAGCTCCACGCCGCGTTCGTCGAATTCGGCAACGAGTCGTGGCTTGATCCGAGCAGCCTTGCGCTCGAGCGCCGCGCCGCGCAGAACGCCATCGGCTTCCTTGCGGCAACCGCACAGCGCGACTTCACGCCAGAACAGCCACGCGACGCGCCGCTGCACCTGATAGGCGCCGATGCGCCGCCGACCGTCGGCGTGTCGGGACAGCGGAATGAGACGGATTCGGAAGAGGGCGCGGGTCATCAGATCAGCTCCACGGTTGCGCGCGCGACGCCGAGGATGTCGCTGATCGCCCAGCGTGCGTTGCGGCGCGACTCGTCGACGGTGGCGCTCAGGTCGGCCGCCGCCTGGCCGCCGCTCTTCGTCGAATCGAAGCCACGATATTTCTCGGTTACGTCCGCGTGTGCCAGGTGGTACACGGCGCGTCGGTAGCGATACACGAGCACGGATTCACCGTCGACGCGTTCGGCCGGCACGTCGGCGAGCGACGTTGCGCCCGCGGCGCGCTTGGCCGAACGCCACGTGGCCAGCTCGTCATTGACGGTCAGCATCGCGTCGCGCGCGGCATGACGAAGGCGCTCGCCGGTCACGGTGCCGTCCAGGCGCATCGCGTCGCGCAGCGCCGATAAGTCGATGTCCGGGAAGAACCCGTCGTTCGTCAGCGTGCCGTCGATCGGCGATGCCGCGATCGCAGGCGCAGCAGTGGCAACGAAACTGTTCATGGTGGATTCGGTAAGAGGTGGCGGTGGACCGAAGGCCGAGGCCTGTGTCCGTCAGGCATTGGGCCTTGCCTTCGGTGCCGCCATGCCGGGGTGGGCTCTTTACGTGCCTTCGGCGCCGTCGCCCGGACGGCCCGTGGCTTCGATCAGCTTCGAGAGCCGATCAATGTCTTTTTTCACGCCGACGCGCTCGTTCAACGACAGCGCGCGGTGCAGGTAGTCGAGGGCGCGCGGCGGGTCGGCTTCCTGTACGGCGTAGCCGAGCGCCTTGTACAGCTTCGCGCGCACCTGGTCGTGCATGTCCGCATCGGCCGTCAGCTCGTCGACCAGTTCGAGGCTGGCGGCGTTGAATGTGCTGCGCTCGAGGAACGCGGACAGCGCGGCGTCGGCGAACTGCTCGGCGACGACTGACGCGAGCGACCGTTCGAATTGGTCGGGCAGCGCGAGGCCGTGCGTGAGTGCATACGCGGCGATCGCAAGTGCACCGTCGTAGTCGCCGGAGTCGATCCGCCAAACCATGATCGTCACGAGCACGTCGTCCTGGGCGCCGCGGCCGCCGTTCAACACGCCCGCCACGTAGTCGGCGTACTCCGGCAGCAGCTTCCGTTTCAGTTCGACCTTGCGGGCGACCGACTGCACGCCCTTGAGGGCGCGGCGGTCGGCCGCGAGCTTGGCAAGCATCAGCTCGTACGGCGTCGCGCCGGCCATCGTCTGACCGGGCGCCGCCGCGGCCGCCGCACGGGAGGCGGTCACGCGCGCGAAGTGCGTGCGGGCGGGCGTGTTGATCGTCATGCGGCCGCCTGCACCAGTTCGATGTTTTCCGCGACGCAGCCGCAACCGAAGTCTTCGACGACGTACGCGTCGTTCGACGATTCGTAGTTCTCGATCTGGTCGCGCTTCGGGTTGTCGATCAGCGAGCGACGGCGTGCACCTTCCTGGAAGTAGATCGACAGGTTTTCCAGCTTCGTCACCATCATTGCGCGCTTCGGGAAGAACGGCACACGAACGGCGGGCAGATTGCCGATGCGCTTCTGGCTGACGATCAGGTCGGTTGCGAGCTGCTCGGTCGGCGCCTGGGTGGTGTTGACGATCGGGAAATACTTGTCGTGCAGCAGCTCGCGGCCGCAGATCACGACGAGGCCCGTGTCTTCCTGGAACCACGGATCGATCATCGACGAAACGATATCCATTACGAGCGCGTCGAGGTTCAGGTAGTCCCCATCCTTGCCGACGAGCACCTTGCCGGCCGTTTTGCCTTCATGCAACACGCGCTGTGCCGCGCGATCGCGATACTGTTGCAGCCAGCCGATGTTCACGTCCTGCAACAGCGGGTTTGCCGCCTTGTCGGTGGTCGCCGCGGCCTTCACACCGTTCCAGCCGATCATGATCCGATCGAGCGCGGCCTGCGTGACGATCACGTCGCGGATGCGTTGCTGGAAGTCGGGGAACTTCGCCCAGGCATCGAGCTTGCGGTACGGGATAGCCGTGTCGTAGTCGGTCTTTTCGCACCTGTAGCGGTTGCTGTCGAGCGCAGTCGGATCGACCGGCTGACGCTCGGCCTTCGTCGTGTCGGTGCGGCTCGCGATCGGACCGGACACGGACAGGCCAAGCTTTTCGCCTTCCAGCTCGGTCACGGGCAGGACGTTGATGCTTTTCAGGAACGCACTCGATTCCTGCATCTTGGTTTCGAGCGTTTGCTGCACGGACGGCTCGACGGCGAACTTCTGCGATACATCGTCGGTGTCGTTCAGCTTGGCGATTTGCGCGGCGAACTTCCGGTATGCCTGGCGCGTTTCCTTCTTCATGAGGTGGATTCTCCGGGTGTGAGCGTGGAAGGGATCAGCAGTCGGTCACGAGCTCGCCGGTCGAGCCGGTCGACGGCTGGCGCCGCGGTGCACCGTTGTCGGCCGCCGAGAGTTTCTCGGTCAGCGCTTCGACTGCGGCGAACGCTTCGTCGGCACGTTTCTTCGCGGCGGCCGCGTCCTGTTGTGCGGCGCTCAGGTCGACACGCAGCGCGGCGACGTCGCGGCCCTGTTGGCTGGCGAAGCCTGCGATTTCTTCGACGGCCCGGCGCACATCGGTGTCGCGTTGGTCGTCGGTCGTGCGATTGCGCGCAAACATGCCTTTGACGATGGACAGCAGGCTCGTCGATTCGGGCTCGCCTTCGAACTCGATCGACGTTTCGCACGCGGCAGAGAAAAGGTTGTTCGAACGGCGCGCGGCGAATTGCAGCGCTTCGGTGCCGAGGCTGGCCGGGTCGTCGGTTGCAGCGAGGCCGACCAGATACGCTTCGCCGATGTCGGCGAAGGCGGGATTGATTTCGATCGACGTGTAAATCTTCTGGCGCTTCTTCGACAGCGCGACCAGATCGTCGGTCGGGTCGATTTGCGCGTACAGCGCCATCTTCCCTTTCAGCGGACCGTCTTCGATCTCGCTTGCGTTCAGCGCGATCACGTCACCGTATGCACCGAACGGATTGGTCGGAGAGAGCGGCGCCCAACCCTTCAGGTGTTCGATGTTCAGGCGCGCGCCGTACAGCTCGCGGTTGTAGTTCTTCGCCATCTGCGTGAGCCATTCACGCTTGATTTCGCGACCGTCGACGGTCGCACCTTCGACCGCGACGCGGAAAAATTTCGTCTTGTTGGTTGCCATGGATAGAGGTCGAACCGTGGTTGAGTGATCGTGGTTCTCATGTTCGACCTTCACGCGCCACGGCTCAACGAACGGCGTGTGTTGCTCGCGCGGGCACGGAGCGCTCCGCGTGATCGCGCGCGCGCGTCGCCCTACGCTTGCCGCATGCTCGAAACGACTGACCCAATTCAACGCGAAGCGAACGTGCGACAGATTGCGCGCTCGCTCTACTGGCAAGGCTGGCGCATCTCGGCGATCGCGCGGCATCTCGAATTGAAACCCGCGACCGTGGCGTCGTGGTGTCGTCGCGACAAATGGAAAGACTCGACGCCGATCGAGCGCATCGAGGCGGCCGCCGAAACGCGCTTGATGGTCTTGATCGCGAAAGACAAAAAGGACGGCGCGGACTACAAGGAAATCGACCTGCTCGGCCGGCAGATCGAGCGGCTCGCGCGCGTGCAGAAATACGGGGAGACGGGGAAGGAAGGTGACCTGAACCCGAACATCGCTGCACGCAACGCCGGGCCGAAGCGCAAGCCGCCCCGCAACGAAATCGGCGAGGAACAGGAACAGCGGATCGTGAAGGCGTTCCGCGAATCGCTGTTCGACTACCAGAAGGTTTGGTATCGAAACGGGGATCAGCAGACGCGCAATATCCTGAAGTCACGGCAGATCGGCGCGACTTGGTATTTCGCGCGTGAGGCGTTCGTCGATGCGCTCGAAACCGGCCGCAATCAGATTTTCCTGTCGGCGAGTAAAGCCCAGGCGCACGTGTTCAAGCAGTACATCATGCAATTCGCGCGCGATGTGGCCGACGTCGAGCTGACGGGCGATCCGATCATCCTGCCTAACGGTGCGACGCTGTACTTCCTTGGGACGAATTCGCGCACGGCGCAGTCGTATCACGGCAACCTGTACTTCGACGAATATTTCTGGGTGCCGAAGTTCCGTGAGCTGAACACCGTTGCGTCGGGCATGGCGATGCACAAGCGCTGGCGGCTGACCTACTTCAGTACGCCGTCGAGCGTTACGCATGAGGCGTATGCATTCTGGAGTGGCGCGGATGCGAATCGAGGCCGCCCGCCGGCCGAGCGCGTCCAGATCGACACGAGCCACGAAGCACTGGTGCGCGGCATGCTGTGCGCGGACGAGCAGTGGCGCCAGATCGTCACCGTGTTGGACGCGGTGGCAGGCGGCTGCGATTTGTTCGACCTGGAGAGGCTGAAGCGCAGATACAGTGCCGCGGATTTCGCGAACCTGTTGATGTGCCAGTTCATCGACGATTCGGTATCGGTGTTCAAACTGGCCGAGCTGCAGCGCTGCATGGTCGATTCGTGGGAGGAATGGGCCGACGATTTCTCGCCGCTGCTGATGCGGCCGTTCGGCTATCGCGAGGTGTGGGTCGGGTACGACCCGGCGCTGACTGGTGACTCGGCGGGTCTGGTCGTCGTGGCGCCGCCGCGGGTCGAGGGCGGGCCGTTCCGCGTGCTCGAGCGGCACCAGTTCCGCGGCAACGACTTCGAGGAGCAAGCGAAGGCGGTCGAGCAGATCACGCAGCGCTACAGCGTCGGCTACATCGCGATCGACACGACCGGCATGGGGCAGGGCGTGTATCAGCTCGTGCGGAAGTTCTACCCGGCCGTCGTCGCCCTGAACTACTCGCCCGAGGTGAAAACCCGCCTCGTGCTGAAAGGGCAATCGGTTATCCGCAACGGCCGCCTGCAATTCGACGCAGGCTGGACCGACCTGGCCGCGGCCTTCATGGCGATCAAACAGACCATGACAGCGAGCGGGCGCCAGGCAACGTACACGGCGGATCGGAACGAAGAGACGGGCCACGCGGATCTGGCGTGGGCCTGCCTGCATGCAATCGATCACGAGCCACTCGCCGGCGGCGGTGGCAATTCTTCATCTTTCACGGAGTTCTATTCATGAGCAAGCGCCGATCGCGCGTGCCGCGCACGTTCGCGGCTGCGCCGAGCTCGAGCATCGCCGGCAGCTCGCCGGCGCGCGCCGAGGTCTTCACGTTCGACGATCCAACGCCGGTGATGGACCGCGCTGAGATTCTCGATTACGTCGAATGCTGGTCAAACGGTGAATGGTTCGAGCCGCCCGTTAGCTTCGCCGGCCTGGCGAAGTCGTTCCGCGCGAGCACGCACCACAGCTCGGCGCTGTACTTCAAAGCGAACGTGCTGGCGTCGACGTTCCGGCCGCATAAATGGCTGTCGCGGCACGCGTTCGAACGGTGGGCGCTCGATTTCCTCACGTTCGGCAACGGCTACCTGGAGCGCAGAAAAAACCGGCTCGGCGACACGCTGCGGCTCGAGCCGGCCCTGTCGAAGTACACGCGGCGCAAGGCGGATTTCAGCGGCTTCGTGTACGTGAACGGCTGGCAGGATCGGCACGAGTTCGAACCCAGCAGCGTGTTCCAGCTCATGCGGCCGGACATCAACCAGGAGGTGTACGGGCTGCCGGAATATCTCAGTTCGCTTCACTCGGCCTGGCTGAACGAATCGTCGACGCTGTTCCGGCGGAAGTACTACGAGAACGGCAGCCACGCCGGCTTCATCTTGTACATGACGGACGCGGCGCAGAAGCAGGAGGACGTCGACAACATGCGCGAGGCGCTGAAGAACGCGAAGGGGCCGGGCAATTTCCGCAACGTGTTCATGTACGCGCCGAACGGGAAGAAGGACGGTATCCAGCTCATTCCGGTGTCGGAGGTCGCGGCGAAGGATGAGTTTTTCAACATCAAGAACGTAACGCGCGACGACCTGCTCGCCGCGCACCGCGTGCCGCCGCAGCTGCTAGGCATCGTGCCGGGCAACTCGGGCGGATTCGGCACGCCCGACACGGCCGCGCGCGTGTTCGGCCGTAACGAAATCCGGCCGCTGCAGGCCCGCTTCGTCGAGCTGAACGACTGGCTTGGTGAAGAGGTCGTTTCGTTCGACGACTACGAAATCCCGCCGGCGCCCGTCCCCGAAAAGGTGCCCGAAAAAGCGTAACGCAACAGGTCAGGCGAAGTCATGTGGCAGGGCCGCGCACCGGGCAACCGGGCGCGGCCCTTTTTGCATCTGGGGCTGACACGAATAGAAGGGCTACAACGGCTTGGCTCGCGCGGGGTGCGTGAGGGTCGGACGCCGTGAGGCGAAGGGCGCAGCGAGGCTGTCGAGCGGCCGGGCGGGATCTCCGGCGGGGTGGGGAGGGGCAGACAGACCCGGGCTGCACGGGCCGCCGCGCAGTCCCCTCCCCGCCTGCGGGCTTCGCTTGAGTGGGCGGTTTTAGTGCGCGGAGCCGACTGGCCCGCCGGCTCTTGTAGCACGGGGTTCCGAGGGATTTGCGCCTTGCGGAAATCGTGCGTTTCGATGCGCGTTGTTGCAGTTTGGTGCGCGATCGAGCACGTCACATAATGAGTTCAGCCCTGTCGGGCACTCACCAATTCGGTAAAGCCGGCAATATCCATCAACCACGCCTGCTGCGCTGCTGTGTAGGTTTCATGCAACTTGCGTGGCAAGACCAGTTGCAGGCGCTTCGCCCTCATTTCGTCGGTTTGATGTGTGGAGATCGCTGTTTCAAGCGTCAGTAGGTGCTTATCGGCGATGCGATCCGCCTCAGCGAGTACTTGGCGCCATCTATCCTTGCAGGTTGACTTCACCCCCAGCATGGTCAGCTTCAACGGATCGAATGCTGGGTTGTGATATGCCGCATCGCTAGGGAAGATGAAATCGGGTTTGGCCTTGTTCTCAGTTACTGCAGTTCGCGCATATTGGATGCCGCATTCCGCAAACAGGAGTTCGAGATGATTCTCCAGGGCGAGACCGACGCGGCTCTTGCGACGGTTCTGGACTGAAAGGGAGAACGACAGGAAACCGTCGACGTCAACGCCGGATTTCACATTGGTCGCAAAGCCTTGCGAAAGGCGGTCGGCGATCAGGTAACGCTCAAGCGTTCGGAACAGGATTTCCTCACGCTCCATCCAAGCCATCAGCACCATGTCCGGCGCATCTTTGGGGCTCAGGTCTTTCAGGGTTGAGCGAGCGTAAGCGGAGAATTCGCGAGTAGTTGGGAAACGGCCGGCGAAACGCTTCAACATCTCTTCAAGATAAGTTTCCTCCGACGCTTCAACGGCAATGCCGATATTTTCGAGAATGAAGCGGGATGCGAACTCGATACGGTCCTGTTCGGTTTCCAATTCGGATTTTACGGAGAATCCGGGGTGAGCGAGATCGGCAAATCCAAACAGCCATTCAATCTGGCGGCCGATACTAGATCCGTTTTCGGCAATGATGACGAGCAAGCCGCCGTCGCGCTTTTTTGCTATGAACAGCAAATCACCTTCGCTGGCGTTCAGCGAAACGGTTGTGGTCGGAAAGTAGAACCGAAACTCCGGGCTGCGCGGCTTTCCGTTACGAAGCTGCCCCTTTCGGCAGTTGTACAGCGTCAGAAAGGCATCCTCGACGATAGGATCGGGGTCGTCATCATCAAGGTAAACATAGCGTGCAGGCAGGCGTGTATTTTCTTCGGGACGCCCCATGAATTCGAGCATGCGCGCGATGGCTTGATATTCATGCTGGTTCGAGCGTGTTTCGTCTGCTTCTACCGCGCTTAAGCGCTTCGCAGCGACCCCTTCAAAATATTCTGACAGATAACCCGGCTTCATCCCCGAAGCTCCGTTGTTGGCGCGTCGCTGCCAAGCCAGTCTGCAAGGCTTTTCGCAACGCTCTCGATGTTCTTGTTTGCGCCGCGTAGAGCGCATTCCCAAACAATCCCTACTCGCCACCCGTCTGCAAGCAGAGTGGTCAGTGCCTTATGGTCATTGGCACGGTTACGGCCTATTTTTTCGCGCCAGAAATCTGGGCGCGTTCCGGGCCATTTAAACAGTGAGCAGTCGTGTCCATGCCAGAAGCATCCGTGTACGAAAATAACCGCATGGTAGCGCGGCAACACGATGTCGGGTTTTCCGGGCAAGTCACGAACGTGAAGCCGAAATCTAAAGCCCTGACGATGCAGCAGACTGCGAATGAGAACTTCTGGTTTCGTATTGCGTCCCCGTATGCCGGACATCATCCGGCTACGGGTAGCACTGTCGACTACGTCAACCATTACGCGAAAAGTGGAAGGGTCGACGGAGTACCGTCACGCTCCTCGGCGACGAGTGTCTGAATGTGTGGCGCCATGATACGAGCAACTTCCTTCATCACAGGCATCACGACGCTGTTGCCGAACTGCCGGTACGCTTGCGTATCGCTCACCGGGATTCTGTACGTATCGGGAAAACCCATAAGCCGTGCGCATTCTCGCGGAGTCAATCGGCGCGGACGCTTACCTTTGCCTTGATAGACGAGAATTTCGGAGCCGTCCTTGTGATACCGAGCCGACAGCGTGCGTGTGACGCTTTCCGGGTACGCCATTCCGAAACCAAAGCCGTTTCCCGCGGCACGATGCTTTTCGGCGTACGCTTGCAGGTAGGTCCAGAGATTCGGCGTCAGCGTGTATTTCGACTGCACCTTGCGTTTTTCATGATCGAAGAATCTCTCACCGTCCCACGGAAGCACGGGCTCGCTGCCATCTGTTTTGTGCAGAATTGATGCGAGGCGAGGCCCTTCTGCGGGCAAGCGCAGATCGTCCCATGAAAAGCCGGTCTTCTCCCGAAATCCAACGATGACGATTCGCTCACGGTGCTGTGGAGTGAAGTGCTGGCCATCAATGATTCTGTAATGCACGTCATACTTCAGCTCGTCTCGCAGGGTTTGCAAGATGACGGCGAAAGTGTTGCCTTTATCGTGCGACAGCAGGTTCTTCACGTTTTCCAACACGAAGGCTGCGGGCTGCTTCTTTGCGATGATGCGGGCGACGTCGAAAAAAAGCGTACCCTGAGTGGTGCACTCGAAGCCGTGCGGGCGTCCTAGCGAGTTCTTCTTGCTGACGCCCGCGATGCTAAACGGCTGGCACGGGAACCCGGCAAGCAGGACGTCGTGGGCCGGCACATCTCCGGCAGGGTACGGCACGATGTCACCGACGAAAGGATGGTGGTCGCCGAAGTTGTCGACGTAGGTTTTCTTGGAGAAATCGTTCCACTCGCTGGTGAACACGCATTCACCACCGTGAGCCTCAAACCCAAGGCGGATGCCCCCGATTCCAGCAAACAGATCGATGAAGCGGAATCGGTTGGTGGCCGCGCCTGCGCCGCTAGGTTGTCCCGCCTCCAGCATATCGCGCAACGCAGGTTCGAGCATGGCCGGACAGGGCGTTTCACCCTTTTCCCAGCGCCGAACAGTCTTTGTGTCTTTGCCGACATGCTCGGCGATTTCGCGTTGTGTGAAGCGGCTACGGGCCTGTTTCAATAGTTCGAGTGGTTGGGCCTGGGTCATATTTGTTCTCGCTGGGAATTTCAGCGGACATTTTGACCTTTAAATGTCCCTTCGTCTAGATTTTTCTACTGTCGGTGGCGACGGGAGCCGAGCTGCAAGTATCCGGTGGTGGCGCCGGAATTCCGGCGTCGTCCGCGCGCATTCAGTTCGATGCGCCTCGGTTATGCAATCTCGGCATTCGGCCAGCGATCGCAGCTCACACCGAGAGCTTCGGCGTCTCGAGCACGGCTGATTTCGCGTCGAGCAACTGCTTCTCGGGCACGTCGAAGCGCCGCAGCCAGGCGTCGCTGCTCGTCTTGGAGTTATAGACGGGAGCGTCGCCGTTCACCGTGCCGCGCTGAAGGATCGAAACAGTATCTGCAACGATCGGATGTAGGGCGGCGTTGAGTACGACATACGCTGGGGGGGCAGTCGGGGTAGCGTCCGCTTGAGCCACGCCCGCTTCAGGCGCCACGCCGGCGCGGATCATCAGTCCCTGGGCGCACGGTGTGAGGTCGAACCAGTCTTTCGGCAGCGCAGATTGCAGCGCGTCGACGCCTCCGACCTTCCCGAGCATGGCCTTGTCGATGAGAGTGAGCCAGTCGATGGTTTTGATTCGGTCGGTAAGGTCGCGCACCTTCATGGCGGTCGGGCTACCGACATCGACGCCCGGCCCGAGCTGCTGCGACATGAGATGTTCGCTGCTTTCGTTTTCGGTTCGGCTGGTCGGCGACAGATTTACTGCGAGCCCGGCATGCCCATGTATTGCGTCCACAGCAGCGGCCGCATCGCGGAACAGTTGTATGAACGGGCTCGGGTTGGCCCGGACGAACGGGGCAGGGAGTGTGAAGACCAGAACGTCGAGCCCCCGAGTACCAAGCTCGGCCTGGAACTGTTCGAGACAGAACGTTGTGAACTCGTAAAAAGACGCGTCATGTGCGGTTTCGCCGCCGACAAACGTTGCATCGAAGCCTTCGTTCGCGCCGACGCTAGATGCGAGTGATGAGAGCGTGGGCGCTTTCGCAATCGGCAGCGCTTTCTTACCGTTGAACCAGAGCCACTTCACTGGATTGTCGGTGCTGGGGGCGCTCGCCTGCCGCGCAATCGTTACGTATCGGTCGAAGACCCATGCAAGGGCGTCGCGTTTGTCACGGGTGTATCCGCCCTTGAAGTATATGGACGCGCGTACGGCCAGGGCGGCGCCGATACCGTCGTGAGGGTAACGCGGTTCGAGAATCGCGAACGGCATCATGCCGGCCTGGGCCAGCTCCTGAATCCGTCGCTCGTTGTCGTGGCTCATCGTCGTGTCGTTGCAATATCAGGGAACGGGCAGAGGTATTGGTGGGGGCATCGGCCCGCCGAGGGCCCCCTTCAGACCTTGCCCGATCAGTTTGCCGAGTTGTGACAGGGCGGATTGCGAGGATTCAGCCTCGTTGGGCTGATCGTCGGAGCATCCGCAGTCACCTGGCCCCATGGTAGCGACTTTTGAAGGGTCGCCGGCGATGCGCTCGTATGCATCTTGTTGCTTCGGGTCTACGCGATCCGGCGGAAACTTGATTTCCACAACAGACTTCAGGTTGTCCTGTGTCGGCGGCAGCGACGGATCGTTGACGATCACGACGTCCGGCCGTCGGATATTGCCGACGCCAGGCGTGTAGCTGTCCAAGCCGCCAGGCCAGTATTTCTGAATCCAGCCCGGGAGGTAGTCGTGCGCTTTGGTGACGACGCGCGAATCCATGATCGGAGCCGGCGGATCGCGCGACATGTCGTAGTTGATTTCTGCCTTGTATGGGCTCTGATGGTCCCCGATCGCATCCGCCGCTTTGAGCCGCCCGCTGACGCACTGCTGTTTCAGCTTCTGTCCGTCAGCGCCGATAGTCGGCATTGCGTTGCATTTGCAGATGATGGAGCAGAGCGCTTGCCGGTCCTGCGCATCTAGTCCGTTCCGCCGCACGCGTACAGGATTCGTTCTCCCATCGCCTTGGCCCGTCGACCCGGACCCGGTTCCTTGTGCATAGTCCGTCAT